AATACAAGACGGTGCTAAATTTCAAATAGTTGCAGATGGTGCAGGAAAAGGGAGAGTTCATTGTGTAACTGCTATTGGTAATGTAAAAACAGATTATGATACTGGTATTGATTTTCTTGAAGATGAATGGCATTCTTTAAAAATTGGATTACCACCAAATGGTATAGGTGTTCATTTTATTGTTGATAATATACTTGTACATACAGCAGATAGAGCAACAATGGGCGAAACCGTAAAAATGACTTGTGGTTTTGGGCAGTATCATAAATATGATGGAACACCATTACCAAATAATAAAGAATGGTTTATTGATGTTTTTAGTTTAAGATACATATGGAAGTAATAACAAACGATAGGAATATTGAATTGATAGTAAGTTTCGAGACAATCGAAAACGATGCAATGATTAACGGATTAATTCAACAAGCTCTAATTTTAGGATTAGATAGCGAGAATGTAACAGATGGTGAGCAACTATATAAAAGGGTATATCTCAACTTCATAGAAGAAGATTTATTGGCTTATTGTATATCTCAAAATTACGAGGTTAATTGGCTAAGACCTTATAACTACCCATTTATTGAGCTAGACGAGGGTACTGATATAAAAGAGTTGTACATTTATCAAAAAGCTGTAAAAGATGGTAAGATGCTGATTAGAATAGATAAAGCAGGAGACAGCCAAAACCCATTAGAGCCAACATTTAGCGAGCTTAAAGAATGGAGTAAACTCGGTAGTATTATTTGTAATCCTGTTAATGTGAATGAATTGAAAAATAAATATTATGAAAATATCTAAAACATTAAGTAATATTATCGTAGGCGTAACAATAGCCGTTGCAACTGCTATTATTGGTGGTGTAGGTACATTTATATATTCTACATTAGACACTATCCAACACAGCAAAGATACAGGTGTAGAAGTCAAAAGGAGTATCGATATACTGAATAAAAACTTTATCACATTTACTGATTTTCACAAAACACAAAGTATTGCATATAATTCACGAATGAATGGCTTGCAGGATAGTTTAACTTGCTATCGTTCTGAAAGTAAGTCTAGTTATTCTAAGCTCGAAAAAAGTTCAAACAAAGTTATTTGGTATTTGAAAATGACTGATAAAAAATTCAATGATACTTTTAATATTTCGCAAAAATGAAAGACTACAAACCATACAGTAACTACACTAATGAAGAGTTACAAGATTTGCTACGGTTACATACCAAGAAACTGGGTATGCCTAGATGGGTTAATGAACTAGCAGAATTAGCTTTTAAAGATAACTGGAATCCACAAACTGATTTTGATGGTTGTTCAGTTGTTCAGGATAGAACACACCCCGACATAGCTTGTTTTATTCATGATTGGCTTTACGTTTGCGGTTATAATATACCTTTTGCAAATAAGCTATTTAAAGAATTAATGTTGTTGAGTGGTTACTCTAAATGGCTAGCGTGGACACGTTATATTGCCGTTGTAATAGCGGGTAATATTCGATTCAAATGGCTTAATCGAAAAGTGGGTAATTATACAATGGAGGAGATAAAAGATATCCACAATCCATAATAAATGAACAGAGTTGGGAAAACAACAATACAATTTTACAATACTATTTTATTAACTAATAAAAATTTATAAAGATGCCAAACGCAGCAAGAGTAGTATTTAAGACTACTAATCAAACTCAAAGAACTACTACCCCCTTAGCGGGGCTAACCTTCGTATTGGGTCAGACATTAAGGGGTCCTGATAATGACCCAAAAACTATTATCAATTCTTGGGAACAATTTAAAAGAGTACATGGTGGGATACCAAATACAGCTGATTTGGGTTTCGTTTTACAATGTAAAAAAATACTTGAATCGGGAGGAAAACTAAGAGTATGTAGAGTAACTAACCATTTATCTTTACCATACAAGCCAGTAGTACTTGGCACTAAACTTGGTGAATTTGATGCTGATCTAGAAGCTGGTGATGTATTAACCATAACTGTTGATGGGACAGCATTGGGTACTGTTAATTTTAATTCCACCCATATACAAACCATGAATGATGTAATGGCCATGCTAATCACACATTCAAATATATCTAGTGCAGTATTAGATCCTTCAGACCTCGATAAGAGAGCCATATATATTTCTCAGACAGATGTAGCAGCATTATTGGTAACAGCTATTACTAATACGGGTACAGCAGCTTATTCAGAATCAACTAACTCACCATTCATTAATGTTGATGGTGATCAGTTATTTAGTCTTAAAATGAAATATACGGGTATAGATTATTCTAATATCATAGCAGAAGTTACACCCAGTACTAATGGTCAATCAGATCAATTTGGTATACACATATATCATGCTACTGATACATCATTAAATGAAACTTATAATAACCTAAAAATTATACCTGGGACTGATTCTTCATCACATTTCCTTGACATTATCAATGCGAACTCTGATGTATTCGAAGTTGATTATGTAGATACCTCGGCGATAACTGAGATTGATATGTTGACTGGTATGAAATACGGCTACATCAATAACGGTACAACAGATCCTGTTGCAGTAGTTGGTGATTACATTGGTGATTCAGCAACAGGCACAGGTTTATTTTCATTCGATGATTATGATGATGCTTTACAGATAGCAGTATTAAATCAAAATGAAACAATGGTTGGCTTACATGAAGGTGGCTCATCTTATGCTTATAATAGAAAAGATTTAGTTTATTTTGCACACCTATCAAACGCAAGTACAACTAAAGATCTATACATTACAGCAAGAGGAACTAATATTAATAATAAGTTCTGTGCATTTTATGGAGGAGGAGTTAAATTAACAAATCCTTATACTAGCTTAATTGAAAACTACCCCGAACTTGCAGATATTATTATTGCTGCTAATAGGAGTGATGAAGATTATTCACCTTATTATTCTTTTGCTGGGCCTAACAGAGGACTAATATTTGGTATACTTGGCATAGTAAATAATTATGGCTCGAATGCTAAATACCCAGATCTAAATGAACTAGCGAATAGTCAAATTAATATGGCTATTAATAGAGATGGTAAGAATATGCTTTGGGGAAACTTCACTTCACAAATTGATGACAATCAAGAGAAGTACTTACATATTGTAAGGGGCATGATAACAATGATTAAAACATTAAGACCCACACTAGAGACATTCCTTGAAGAGCCTTGTGCTCCACCAACTTGGAATAGGATGTATTATACTGTTAAGCCATTCTTGGATGGGTTACTTGGTGAATTCTTCCACACGTATGAGTGGGTAGGAGATCAATTTGCAACAGGCGTAACTGATAACGACCTTCAGGTAAATACTGCAGCTGATGTAGCTGATGGTAAATATAAAGCTAAATTAGTAGTAACATTAATTGCATCAATGCAGGAAATTGAGATAGAGATTATTTCAACTGTAGCTGGTGTTCAAGTTCAATTCTAAAATAAATAAAGATGGCATATATTAAGAACCCAAGGAAAGTATTTAACTTTTCTTTACAATTTGCTCCAGATCCAATCGACCCATGGCTAGCCCAAAAGGTAACTTTGCCAGATGTTGATATCGATGTAGTAGAGCATGGTGATTCAAATCACTCAATCAAAACTGGAGGTAGAGTAAACTTCGGTACATGTACAATAGAGAAACTGATGACAACAGATGGTGCGGATAACTGGTTTTGGGACTGGGCTGCTTCTGTACAAGATGCAGTTATTGGTGGAGGCTTAGTACCTTCAATGTACAAAAAAATATTAACTGTTTCAGAATTAGCTGAAGATGGTGGAACACCAATTAATACATGGGTATTAACTGGTGTATGGCCAAGTAAAATCAATGGTTTACCATTAGATCGTATGACTTCTGATAACACCATAGAAACTATAGAACTTCAATGCGATGTAGTCGAGAAATTGTAATATCATATTTTATGTTTTAAGTTTTAAGGGGGAGAGCAATCTCCCCCTTTTTAGTAAGCAAATATTAATTTTAAATAAAGAGTAACATGGAAAAACCAAATTTAGAAGAACTACAGAAAGTTCATGGGAAAGTATTTGAAGCAGTATTGCCTTCAAAAGAAATTGTAGTAATTAGAGAACAGAATGGTGAAGATGATGATGTATTATCTAACCTTGCTGATTTCAAACAATCAGAGAGTATTAATAATTTCCTTTCAGGAGTTATAGTATACCATAGTAAGTATGGCGTTATAATTACTCCTGAAATGATTAAAAAAATGCCTCTAAGAGATAAGTACATAAGTTTAATATTATCTAGAGTATTTTCTTTTGGAGACTCTTTAAACTTCTCCTGGGAATGGGAGGATAGTAAGAAAGCAGATGAATATTCTGAAGATCTTAATATCTATGCTTGGCCTTATGATAAAGAATTCCCAACAGAGGGAAGTGAAGATTATCATAAATTCAGGATAGAACCATACTCTACTGACCCTTATGGTAAGATAGAAGTATTAACGAAGAGTGGTAAATCATTAAGGCTGAATTTCTTAACGGGTGAAGCTGAAATATACCTATTGAATTTACATGAAAGTGATAAATCAAGGAATCAAGAATACAGAGCTAGAGGTATGGAAATCCAATTAGAAAATGGGTGGCAAGAAGTAGTTAATTTTAAATCCTTCTCACCAAGAGATATGCAAGATTTAAGGAAAGCTATAAAAGCAGTTGATACACCAATAGCTATTACTACAGAGATAGAAAACCCAAGGACTGGTGAAACTATAGAATTAGATTTAACAGCTTTAGAGGATTTTTTCTTCCCAAGCGATTTCTAGAAAAGGAGTATTTTATTTTATGTCAGAATAAACTTCAAATCACTTGGAAAGAATTCCTTGGAATGAAATACAGCAGGGTAAAGAAATTTCTAGATATTAGCGAAGAATATAATAAGGAAATGCAAGAAAAATTAAATAATTAAAAATGGTAGGTTCAAATTCAGTTATCGGTATTGGTATCACAATGTACCTCAGGGATCAATTCACTCCCAATTCTAGAAAGATAGCGTCATCAAACAAAAACCTTCAGGCAAGTATAAGAGCAGAATCTGAAAAGACTATGTCACAGCAACGTAATATGTATGCTGGACTTGCTATGGGTGGAGTTATGGCTTTAAGAGGTATGGCTGGAATGATTAAGACTGGTGCTGAATTTGGGTATGTCATGAAAGGCGTAGGTACAGTAGTAGATGCAACTGAATCTCAAATGAAATCCCTATCAGAACAAGCTCAGGCAACTGGACTAAAATCTATATTTACCTCAAAAGAAGTTGGTGAAGGGATGAGATTTATGGCAATGGCTGGTCAGAATTTTGAAGAGGTGATGAACAACATTACACCTGCCACTAGCCTTGCTGCTGCAACAATGTCTAACCTTGGGGGTAAAGGTGGTGCAGCAGATATTATGACTAACGTAATGCGGGGTTTTAATATTGAAAATAGTAGATCAGCAGAAATGGCTGATAAACTTGCTTATGCTACACTGAGATCTAATACTAACCTGTATGATTTAGGTGATGCTATTAAATATTCTGCCGCTACAGCAAGTGACCTAAAATATGGCATGGAAGATGTTACTGCAGCAATTATGACAATGGGTAATGCGGGTATACAAGGTTCTATGGCTGGTACTGCAGTAGAGAATATGATGAGATACGTTACTATTGCCTCAGGTAAGTTTGGTTCTAAGAAACAGGTTAAAGCGTTAGGTATGTTAGGCTTATCCGGAAATGATTTAAGGGATAGCGCTGGTAATATGGCTTCAATAGAAACCATACTAGGAAAGATTAGGAAACAGACTGATGCTATGGGTACCGGAGAGAAACAGGATGTCCTACAGAAAATATTTGGCGTTAGAGGTAAAAGAGCTGGTTCTACATTATTAAGGAACATTGATCAATACAAAGAATTCATGTTAGGGTTAAAAAACTCTTCGGGATTTGCAGGCGAAAAAGCTGATGATATGATGGACACATTACAAGGTACATTGTTGAAATGGACTAATGCTTGGGAGAACTTCAAAATAGCATACACAGAATCACTAGAGCCACTGGTTAATACATTAGTTAAGATAGGTACTGCATTAATAAAAGTAGTTACTTGGGTAATGAAGTTACCCGTAATAGGTAAGGTATTGCCAATCTTAATAACGGGTTTTATATTACTAAAAACAGTACTTTGGGGATATCGTGCAGTATTATCTGGGCTAGCACTATCAGCTTCAAGGGGTTTGAGTATTCAAAAAATGTTATTCTCTAATGGTATATTTGGATGGAAGAATATGACATTTGGAGTAAAAGCATACACCGCTCAGGTTAACGCAGCTGTAATGGCTCAATCAGGTTTAATGATGGGTGCGGGGGGTAAAGTAGTTAATGCTCCGGGGACTGTATATGCTACCAAGAAAGGTCATAAGTATATGGAGATGGGTAAAGGCGTAAAGAATAAGGCAGAGCATTCAGTAGGGTAATTGGATTCCTTGGTCCAATTGGTATGATAGCTTCTGTTGGCTTTCTTATATATGATGTGGTGAAAGGGATATGGGGTACTCAAAAAGAAGATGAAGAAAAGAAGCCTAAAGTACAAACCATGGATGAAATAATGAAAAGGCTTAATCAATCTACATTAGATTCTATATTGAATAAGAAAACTTCACTATCTACCCTACAGGGTGCTTCAGATACACATGTATTAGGTGGTATGCAACCGAACTCAGTAGCACCAATGCTTAAACAAACATTCGTTATTATGGCAGATGGTAAAGAAACATTCAAGAAAGAATTACAAGATGAGAATGTGAAGAGAGAATTTTATGATAACAAAAATATTTATATATCTTAATATATGGCAACTTATAGACCAACAGGTTGGGCTAGTAGCTTAATCAATTTAGAAATAACATCTGATATACAGGATGCTCAGTATATCAAAGGCAAGATGTTTAGAGCTATGATACTTGCTAATAGAGTGAGTGGTAAACTTGAGTCAAGATCTCAATTTATTCAAATCGCTACTGATAGACTTGAAGAGCCAGCTAAAGTTCGTGGTACTGCCATTGCTACACTAGGTATCAGGAATAAGTCGATGGCATACAGGTCTAATAATCAAGACATGTACCTACCCTGGATGAGGCAAGCAGCTATAATGGACTATGAATCGGACATAAGAGGCAAAGATTATGATAAATTTGTGGGTAATAAAGGCAACCCCCCAAGCTATACCGCTGGTAGATCTGGTGATGCTGAGGGTAGAGTAACTTATGGTATAGATGTATATGGTAAAAGGAAGAAAATACAACATCACATAACAGACAATTATTCAGCTATTAAAGATGATGTTATAAAATTCTATTTTAAGGGCAATGGGTTTGATCAAAAATATCAAGTATTAACACTGCCTTTCATACCAAGGGAATTACAATTTACACCCGAGAATAATGTAATACCAATAGCAACACCGGGTAGGAATACGCCCTTCTATCAATACACCGGTTCTGAAGATACATTGGAATTTTCTATCGATTGGGTAAGCTTAGACCCAAACAATAATAAAGAAGATGTAATAGCTAATTGTAGACACCTAGAAGCTATGAGTAAGAATAATGCTTATACCGATAAGCCAGCTAAAGTGTCTATCGAATGGGGTGCAGGAGATAAGTTATTTAAAGATATACATTGGATAATAGAAAAAGCACCTTACAAGCTCCAGAATTTTAATAAAGGTTACAAAGACCAGAAAACTGGAAGCTATGTATCAACAAGTTTATTGCCAGTGCAAGCATACCAGCAGATAACATTAAAAAGGGTTGATGATCACAACACTACTAGAAAAGAATTATTCTATTAATAACCTAATTAACCAAAATTAAATATGGCTTCTCTATATAGTTTAAAAAATACAGACAACCAAGTTGTAAATTATGATAATGGTAACCTAATAGTATTATCAACCCCAAACTTCAATTATAACATATCAGATGGTGATTCTTATCATTTGGTAGAAGCACAAGATACGCTTGAAGATTTAGCTAATAAATATTATAAAGATCCGAAATTATGGTATGTACTAGCTGTATCGAATATCATTATCAACCCTTTCGATTTAGAAGTGGGTTCTCAATTAATAATCCCAAAAATAGATTAACATGAAAGGTAAGATAGAACCATTACAGTCAGTAGTCTTAAAAGTGATGAGCATGTCGGGCAAGCAGATAAGCGGATCATTTAAGTGGACGGACCCAGATGGTGTGTCGCGTGATTATTATGCTGCACCCAAATCATTAAAAATGAAACACACTAATGAGGGGAATAATGAAGTAACAATAATTATAGGGTTCTCGGATATTAGATATGCAGATATCTCAGCGTTAGGTAAGAATAAAATAGTAGTAGTAGAGTTTGGCTATATTGGTATAACTAGATTCATAAATAACATGGTTGTAATATCACGTAAATTAAGTATGTCATCTGGAGGTTATAATTTAACCCTAACTTTGGTTGATAAAGCTTTCTTCCAAGATACCATGACACCAGATTCACCTGGTAAATCTGTGTTAGAAGTAGTACAACACCTGATAAAAGCTGGTAGTGATTTTAGAGTAAGGACTAATGGCGTAGATTTATTTGATGAAGGTGGTTCCGTAAGGTATGACCCTTATGCTTATGGAGGTAAAGGTGGGTATATTATGGGTAAAACTGCATCATTAGATTACCAGATGCAACAATCTGGAACTGGTGAGGGTCAGTATCAAACGGGGGGTGATAGATTATCCCATACAAGCCAGGTACAATACCTATCAACAGTACTATGGGGAGTTGACCTTGACGGTGATGGTGAAGTAAAATTAAAAAAACAAATACCCAATGGCGAATACCCATCCGGTACTTGGGCTTCTAAAGAAGCATACGAAGAATCATTACCAAAAACACCTCTTATGCTAGCTTGTACTGACCAAAATTTATTAACACTAGCTGCGGATGGTTATTTTGATTTTAAAGATTTATACAGGCACCAAGTAGATAGTAACCCCTTCGTTACTGGCAGAGGAGCTATTGCTAGGAAGCCAGAGAATCCCATTTATGATGAGAATGCTAAAAGTTTTATACAATATACTGATGCTGTAGTAGGTAAAGATGAAGTTAAAATAAATAACGGGTTTAATCTATCATTAACTGCTGCAGATTTAGACGAATTCAGGACTATCAAGCCTAGCTATAAAATACTTAATGAACAAGGCTTTTACCATCAGGGTGCTGGTTATGCGAATATAACAACAGAGGTTGGGTATAAAGATATGGAGCCAAAAACTATGCCCGATGGTACCATAGTTTACCCCGTAACAACGCATGGTAAAACTGGATCAATAGTGTACCATGCCATTGATGCAATCACAGGTATAATATTCCCGGGTATGGAAGGCACCCTAACCGACTATGAGAAAACCGAATGGGTAGAGGGTGATAAATTATTCGTACCCCTAACTAAGGATAGGAATTTTTCTACCATTATTACTGGAGCTTTAATTAAGAAGGTTGATCAATTCTCTTCAACTTCTGGCAGTGAATCGGATAAAGCTTTTAAGGGGGGAGATAATGAAAATTATGGTAATAAATTAGCTGCTAAACAGTTCGTAGCTGCAAAACTCAGAGTACTATTCACTAATCAACCTCATACAGCTGACCAGAATAGTTCAGCCATGCAACAAGCTAAAAACATGATTGGCAATGACCCAAGTGATTATAAATTATCAATTGATGGTAATGTTATAACATTACATAATGATCAACCCCTAGCAAATCAATTCATCAGCAGAGTATACACGTTAGACCCAGCAGATGAAGAGAACAGTAGAATCATTTCTGTGGAAGCTTCAACTGATGGCTTAATAGCTAAAATGAAAGAATTCAACATTCAAAAAACTGATGAGGAAACTAAAGAGATTAATGATTTAAAAGCTAAAATAACTGCATTACAGAAAAATGAGATAGAAGATAAAGAGCGGAGAGAAAGGAACCTAATAGAACTTACCACAGAGAAAATAGTTGAGATTGGTAATGAAATACTTGATCAAGATGCTAGGGATTATCTAGAATGGATAGCTAGTGAATATAATTTGGCATTAAAAGAAGATAGAGATTTTGTTGTACCTTTGGGTAAGAATTTTAAAGTAAAATTAACTAAAGCTCAATTACAAGAATTAGCATCCAGGGGATTCGATTTAAGAGGTGAAGGTAAATTAGCTAAATATAATGAGGATACAGAGATGTTTGAGTTTGAGATAAGTGCGAACTATTTTATTAACAACTCTTACACTTTATCATTAATAGAAGATAAAATAAAAAGGCAAACTGCTAAGGTAGAGAAAGCTAGGAATAAATTAACATTGAAAATATTAGGCGACCCTAAAATAGGACCCGGTCAGACTATCATATTAAAGAATGTAAGCAAAGCATATTCCCATTCATGGTTAGTACAAACTGCATCACATGATGTTGATATGACTAGTGGTTTTACAACGACTCTTGAATGTACATTACCAGCTGTATCACTAAATTATTCTAAGTATTTATCAAATAAGAGAATTAAAGATAATAAAATATGGGACCAGAACCCAGGTACTTCAAATACTGTGGAATTTTTAGCTGGGGCAATAAAAAAAGGACAGGTTTTAGTAGACCAATCATCTTTATCTGAAATGTATTCAGTAATAACTAATGCAACATTTGATAACGCTAGTGGGGGTTTAGAGTTTCCAATACCCGCTGGAGATGTAAGGAGCCCGGTACAAGCACCAGCAATGGCATCTGATAATGCAGCGGTAGGTCAAATAGCTGGAGATACCGATGTTAACCCGAACAAGGATATACAAATCATAGTAACAGGTAATAACGATATAGCTAGACAAGCTTTAAAAGATAAGTCAAGTCAAAACGAAAATAATTAAATATGTTAGATATTTTAAGGAAAGGGTTAGAACAGTTTGGTATATATTATAGCAAATACCCTGCATACGTTGTATCTCATAGTGATATAAACCCAGAATACATGGTACTCCAATGTAATGAAGTATGGGGTAGTACCATACATTACGACCTATGGGCGAAGCCTTCTGGTTATTTAGCTGGGTATGATTGGGGTCAATTCGGTGTACCTCAGGTGGGAGACATGGTATGGCTAGAGTTTAAGTATGGGAATTCAGCTTCACCACTATGGTCACCCGGATTCCACTTGGATAAAGAGAAGCCAGCAGAGTTTAAGAACTCAAGAACGTTTGGCTTTAAGACGCCGCATGGTACTTTTTATCAATTTGATGATGATGAAGATAGGTTTACATTCCAACACGTCTGGATAAACAAGGATGACCCACAACAAGTTATAAGAGAGAAAGGTGCTACCATCATTATTGATAAAGAAAACGTAACAATAACTCACCTAGGCCATGAGATAAAGTTAACGCCAGATGATTTAATTATCAATACCAACAAGCCAATTAATATAAGTAGTGAAAAAGAAGTAACAATAAAGAGTGAAGAAAAGATTATATTAGATAGTGATGAACATGGTTTAGTATTGGTAGATAAATTGGTAGATAAGCTTAATGCCTTAGAAGAAAAAAATAATACCCATACGCATCCTTACATGAATGTTACTACAGCTTCAAATACATCACCAACTGCTAGTCAAATAATACCTCCAACTTCTATCGCAGATTTAGAGAACGAAAAAGTAAAGCAATAATGGCACAAGAACCAATTACAGCATACATAGGAACAGGACTATCATTCCCAATTAAACTTGAGAATGGTAAACCCGTTTTATCAAGTTTAGAAACTCATATAGAAGCATCAATCAGGAACATCATTATCTGGAATTTCGGCTCTGGTTATTTTGTTAAAGATTTTGGGTCAAGGCTATATGAATTGCTTGAAGAACCCATCATTAGTACTATAAGGTTTATGAGTAAGGAATTCATCAAAGAAGCTATAACCAACTGGGAACCTCGTGTAAAAGATGTTGAAGTTACATCACAAATTTCAGGCCCAGCTTCGGTAGACATAACTATAGAGTACAAAATCAGATTAAACAATACAGTTCAAAGAATAAGTCAAAATTTAATTTTCTCATAATGGCAAACAATAATACATGGGTAGGGTACATACAAAGAGGTTACCAAGAAATAAAAAGTACATTGCTTAATAGATTAAGTGTTAATGTACCAGAAGTTACTGACCGAAGTGAAAGCAATATCTTCGTAATATTAATTTCTATGTGGGCTGCATTGATAGAACAGCTAAACTATTATATCGATATGATAGCAAGAGAGAACTTTATAACCACAGCTAAATTATATTCTTCACTCCAAAAACACGCTAAACTATACCAATATAGAATACGATTATCATTACCATCAAGAGCTGAACTGGTATTAACTTTAGTTGATTCAGCAACAACAGATCCAGTACCAGCACCATATAATATATTAATACCCCAAGGTTCAGTAATAAATAATGGTAATAATATATCATACATCACTGATGCCGATTATATTATCTTGGAGGGTGATTCGATGATATTAGCATTATGCACACAACATACTCAAGTGCTTAATACATCCATGGGTATAACAACTGGTGTAGCAAATGAAATAATATCAATAAACCCAGCCATAGAAGATCTAACAATCAGCTTATCCATTAATGGTAATACATACGATTTTGTAGATAACTTCTCACAATCATTACCAACTGATAAACATTTCTCGACGTATGTTGATAAAGATAAAGTACCGTACTTATTATTCGGAGATGGCTTGAATGGTGTAATAGTAGAATCGGGAACTATAATGGGCAATTATTTTGTAACATTAAACGAAGGGGGAATCGTACTTAATGATACATTAACCAGTATTAATATGTCTGGTATCACCATACCGGGTGGTTCAACTCTTAACGTAACTAACCCCCTAAAATCTTATGGTGGGGTACCAATAGAAAATACTGAGATGTTAAAAAAGAATTTACCCCTAAGTCTAAGGACTCTCAATAGAGCAGTGACATTGAATAATGTTTATAATGATTTTGCGGATGTTGCTATCTTATCGCCCGGTATCTTTGAAGCAGCAGCAGAAACTGGTGAGTGTGGTTACCTAATCAATATTTATGTGGTACCCTACAATGGCGGGCTAGCATCTCAAGCTCAAAGGGATATAACAAAAACATACGTCGAGGATAGAGCAGTGATTGGTACAACCATTAAAATTCACCCCGCTGGAGAAGCTAACTTGGTATTATTTGCGGATGTAACGGGTAAGCCAAACTATACGGAAAGTAAAATAGAAAATGATATAACTAATATTCTTGAATATTCATACAATTGGAGGAATAAGAAGTTAGGTGATAGTGTACACCTATCCGATATAATTGCATTAATCGATAATTTAACAGTAGTAGATTATATGACATTAACTAACTTCTACATAATACCTTTCCCTAACCCCATTGATGATACTGATGTTTTATTAGATTGGGATATGGTAATATCTGATGGTGATGAGAGTATATTATGGACCCTAAAATTACCATCCACAAGTAATACCGAATATCAGTTATTAAAAGATGGCATACCTCAAGCATTTATAGATACAGGCGTTGAGTATAGTAATACCTATTTCTATCTTACCATAAACACCACGGGGTCAGCGGGCCATGTAGATTATCAATGGGATTTTAGGATATCATCAATGAATAGCGATGTAGATTTAACAGATTATTCATTACCAGTATTTGATGCGTCTAATATACATTTAAACATAACAGAGAGTTAAGATGGGTTTTTTCAAAACATTTATAGCAAATAAATTACCATACTTCTACAAAGAGTATGATACGTATAAAGATCAAAATGGTGAGGGTATATTAACTAGGTTCTTACATACTACGGGTGAAGAAATCGACATTAATACCATACCAAATATTGAGGGTTTAAGTGTACAGAAGACAGCATTTGATTATACCGGGAACCAAGAGCAAACAGAGGAAAGATTACTTGAATATCTAGCTAATGACCTGGGTAGTTTTGTTCGGGGCGAATTAAGTATAATAATGTATAGGAAACTTCTAGCTAATATAGTAGACATCTACAAATATAAAGGTACATTAAAAAGTTATTCTAAGTTATTATACTTTTATGGCTACGAAATACTAAGTTTCACTCTACCCACTCCAATCCTAGTTAGGCACGATAATGATATACTCCATGACCCACTAGGCTGGGGTATAGTAGCTGATTTTGATTTTAACAATTCTACTAATCTACTGGGCTGGTACCTATACTGGGACCCCGTAACACCCACAGGTAATTTAACTGTATCAGGAGGTATGATGTATTTAGATATGTTAGCAGCAACCTCTAATAATAGGCCCATAATCAGATTTGATGAGCTACATACAATCATTGGGCACAACTATGAACTATCTTTTGATTATAAAGTTGTGAACGATACATATATAGCGGGTATCAATATAGGAGGTAATTGGATAACTCATTTGGAAACGTTAACTGGTACTGGTACATTTACACTACAGGGAGAATCTGTAGATGAACTGGGGTATTTAGGTATAATTATAAGAGGCAATGCGGGTGATCAATCCATTTATATCAATAATATAAGATTGGTAGATTTAGATGCCGATGCTAATGAGACACCAGGATTTCATGATCACTCCTGTGAATACAATGCTTGTAGAGATTATATGTTAGAATTAGGTGAGATAACTGGCGTAGAGAAAACCTTAATGACTACTGTGGAGGAAATTAGAGAAGTAGTTAAACTTATAGAACCCCATAATATGTACTTAAGGAGTGTATCGGGTGATGACTTCCCATAAACTAATAAATTAAATAAAAATTGTAATATGAAAAAAACTTATTTTACTTGGAGAGAAGATATAAAATCTTTTGATAAGCTAGCAGAATCAAAATCACAACGTGGTAGGGGTGTACTTAGAGGTTTTAACGTACCAGTTGTAAGTATTGTGGGTAATACCTATGTGATAACATTAGGCCACTCTAGTAATTTTATTGATATTGATGGTGCTGAGATTGAGGATGTTGGGTCTTTTATATCCCCCCAGGGGTTAATACACCAGTCTGATGAAACCATAGAAGTTTCTTTTGATAGGCCAACAGTAACAGGTAGGATTTACACCCTGGTTGCTACATTGCCATATACACAAGTAGTAGGGTTTAATGATAATCCCACATACTACATCACACATAATACTTCCACATTAGATCCTGCTTATGATACACCCATATTAGTAATGCATGTAAAATATGATGCTACTGCAGCTATATCAATTGACGATATAACTAGCATATCAAGGTACATGTCTACAACTGGTGCAACTGAGAATGTTAGAGCTATTGGTAATTCTAAGAATAACTATAATAAATACCCGGGTATTAATATGATAAGCAATATCATTAATATGCATGAATATCAGTATGTGAGATCAACTGATATTGTGGGTGACCCTAATGCTGCTGATATTAGTGATAGGCCAGTATTATTGTTAGGTGAAACATATACTTATAGTAAAAATAAGATTAGCAAATATGTATCTGTATGTACCAGGACTGCTGACTGCCACATAACTGATATATTATTTAGCAGTAAAGCTACGGGATTCCCTAATTGGAATCCCATCGGTGTTGCTGAACCATCCCGCTCAACATCAATACATATACACAATGAGGGTAGTCATACATTAAAGCTGGGTTTAAAAGATACCTTCTGGGATCCCAGTAATGGAAGCCCCTTTCTACATAACGATTCTGAATGGGGTGCCAGTATATTGATAGGTGCAGAAGATGAATTTATTGAGTTAGCACCAATGGAATCAATTGTATTGGATTATATTCGTATAATGAATATAACAGTAAGCTCATCTAACTGTATAGGAAATCAATTCTGGGTACCAAGGACATTGAGGACTGACAGGGTACATAGAGAATTTGAAGTATCATTGAATACCCAAATTAACAGGTTATTGGACGCAAATAAGATAAAAGATATATCCCAATCAGCCATTGGCGATTTAATATTAATCAGGCATGATGGTACCTCATTATCTAATAGGATGGACCATAGGGTAAGTGAGGTATTTTTACTAAATGAGCCACCCCCAGGTTATTTACTTAAAGACTGGTCGGGTGATATGGTATTTGGTTTTAAATTCCAATGTCGATTTTATGTTCGAGCTACTGATAATGATGAATCCATCTCTGAGATATCAATTACTATGTCATCGCATGTTGATTCAATAATAAAATTGGAAGACTTAGAGGGTAATCAAATGTATTATGGTTTCCCAGAAGAATTTGATGGTACCGATGTAGACACATTTAATGCTGCTAGGTCTGCAGCATTACCCAAGAATGCTTTCACATTATCACTCTCTGATGGCTATGCCGCTGGGTCAACAAACCCGATCAATACAAAAAGGTACACTTTCAATGGGTTTTCCGACACTTCGAAATCACTTGCACAACGTGCCCGTACATACCAAAATGATCTACCAAAATATCCTACGTATGGTGATAATACTTACATCTCCCATCTACAAGTTTTGATTGAGGGTACTCTTACGCTTAAAAAGAAACATTTCGTTGCTGCTACTTAGGCGACGACAGAAGAGATAAAAACAATTACTCTTTATTAATTGTTTGCTTAGCCGGGGGTCCATGCTCCTGGCTTTCTTGTCAGATTAAACAGCTAGAGTAATGTATAAAACCTCAAGAGTAAGTATTATAATAATACCAAACAATATACAAAATAATGTAATCAGCTTAGATAAAGTTGCAAAACAGGAATTAATTTTATATATTAATATACAAACAATATAATATATGAGTAAACAATTTATTTTTAACACCGACTTCCAATTTGAGATACTCAGGTTCATGGCACTTGATTCAAGAGGCTTAAGAGTTATTGACCTTGTCACAGACTCTGATTTCATCCTGCTTGAACATGCGGTACTTGCTCACACTCTTAAGAAATATTACAAGAAGAGGAAGAGGACTCCAGGCTTAGTTATCTTTAAGGAAGAAGTCAAGGAGGTATTCAACACCAGGAAATATGGAGAAGCTTTAACCAAGAAAGACCGTAACGAAATTATCAAACTAGCATCTTTAATGTATAAGGGTGAAGTAATTGATGGTGAAGATATTATGGAGAAGGTAGAAAATTTCTATCAATTTAATGCGATAACTAACCTAATAGAAAGCACTGATATCTCAGATGTATCTAATTACAAATCATTTGTAGAAAGAGCACAACGTGCAGTTGCTCCCCGACTTAGAGATGTAAAAGATAGAGGTACATTCTTAATTAAAGATATAGAACAGAGACAGTTAGATAGGCAAGATTCGCCCAATATTGTTCCAACACCTTTCAGGCAAATTAATTGGGCAACCAATGCAGGTGGGTATGATAAAGGTAGTGTAGTTGTAATCCTTGATAGGCCTAAGCAATTCAAATCTGGTGCACTGATAAATATTGCTAAAGGTTACCTTAGGATGCGTAAGAAAGTATTATTATTCGACCTTGAAAATGGTGAGATGAACTTATCTACTAGGCTAGAACAATCCATTACTGGAAAAACTAAAAGAGAGATATATAGTGGAGAATATGATCAATCGGTAAGAAAAACTTTAAGAAAATATAAAAGGTTGGGGGCAGAATTCTATGTACGAAGGATGCCAGCTTTCTGTACTGCAATGGATATGCGTAAGGAGATTCAATTCTTAAAAGAAGAATTTGGGTTCGAAGCTGATATCTTATTAGTAGATTATATAGGCCTTATGAATTCTACTACTAATAAAAATGATGACCACCAAAGAATTGCAGATGCTTATTTAGATATCGCTAACATAGCTAAAGACTTTGATTATGATATAGTATGGAGCCCACATCACGTTAAAGAGCAAGCTTATGTTAGAGAGAAATCTAAATACCGAGAGAATGACTTAGCTAAATCAAATGAGATAGGGAGACACGTACATGCGATATGGGGACTTAATAGGAATGAGGATGAGAAAAATGGAGATATCCTAAGAATGGAATTAGTAGTACAGAGGGATGGTGCTCAAAATGCAAGAGCCTTATTTAAAGTAGATATGCCTCATCAAACGATGAAAGAATTCACCAAAGATGAAAGGAAGAATTATAATGAATTCTTTGGTGATCCATCAGAAGCTCCAGAAGAAGAAACCAACAAATATAAAAAGAAAGACCTACCTAAGAAACCCCCAGGTGCAGAGAAAGGGGACTTAGATTAAGTTGCAAATTAAGAAT